AGTTCTGCTGTGCCGGAAAAAGGAGTGATGAATGTGGGCATGAGAGATTATGTGAGCGTGACCTGCTGCCAGCCCAGTGTCACGTCGGCACAGAAGTACAGGCCCGCTCCGGCGAGTTCACCGGCATCCCCATTGAAATAGAATCCACCCAAGAGAGCTGTGGGGGGTGTTCCAGTGTTCAGGGCCAGGATGGGTGCGGGATTTAATGCACCTGCCACATTGCCTATGTACATCACAGAATCGGCCTGGCTGATCACTATCTCACCAGGTCTGGCCACACCATCGTATTCTGCCACATCGACCTGTGCGGAATCTTTCATCACAGCACGGCTGATGCCAGTGATGTCTGCATAAGGAGGGGGTGGATTGGCCATGCGATTATTTAGTGGGGTCTTTGGTGGCAGTTGAGACCGTGAGAGACGGGGTTAGAATTACTTATTGGCATGATATGCCTTGAGGGCAGCAGCGATCTTTGCCCGTTGTTCTGGTGTGCGTTTCTTACCAGTTTGTGATTTGACCCTTCGAGCTAATACTTCTGGATCTACCTTGCGACCTAACATGGCCTCTCTGAGTTTTTGTTTTTGTTCTTCACTCATTGGTTTTCCTTTGTTGTGTGCCACTTGTTTTCCTTTTTTGGCCTCGCTTATCTTACGTCGAGTTTCTTCAGACACATTCGCACCATATCGCGGATTATTTTTTCCAGATTTACGTTGAGACATCAATGCTCTATACTCGTCTGTTCTTGGTGGTTTCTTCTTTCCTATATTTCCTTGCCGGATCTTTTCTTTATGTTCTTCGCTCTTAGCCTTGCCTTTATGAAATTCGCTGATCTTCTTGCGGCTTTCTTCTGTGGGCACGATGTATCCTGCCACATTCTGGTTGATCCAACGATCATCTTCTAACACACGGCACCGACGTAGCACCCGTGTCTCCCAAGCCACTGCTTGCTCTTTGGTTTCAAACACCCGACGGATCTCTATATCGAAACTGTCCTGGCCAGTCTCTTCGATAAGTTGTTGTACTTTTGGACTGCTAGTGAAGTAATACTGCCAGAGATCTTGTTCTGGGTTTACTTTGTTTGCGGCACGCATGCCATAGTAGACACGGTTAGTTGGACGATGTCGGATTAGATAGGTATATGGTTTCATGTCAATATTTAGTTTGAGAGTGCAATTTCACCTATTTAACATAACATTTCTAGGAAAAATAGTCAACAAAAAAAGGGCCTTGCGGCCCTTTTCTGAACTTCCCATCCCTAGGTAGTTGTAAGACTGGATTACGAGAACGACAAATTGCTCACGGCAATTTCGCCCACGTAGTCGCCGGCATTGCCGAACGAAGATGCAGTGTTCGTGAGCTCTATGTACCCATAACGAGTCATAAAGCTGACTACTGGTTCGAACGTTGTGGGATCCAGCACAACACCAGAGCTCATCAAAGGAATGTATGGGCAGTAGAACGCAGCGGCGTCTGCCTCACTCGAACCTTTGTAGCCAACCAGCACAGGTGTTGAGTCTGATGCGTAGCTGTCAACAAACACACGCATGGCACCGTTGAGCGTGCCAACGAACTTGGTGTTGGTGGGTGCTTCAAATGTGCCTTCTGTGGTGCGAGCAAACGCTGACGTTGTTGCACTTTGCAACACAGTGAGCGAAGCAGGCGAAACCACTGCCCAGTTACCAGCACCGCGACGTGTACGCTGTGCGATCAGGTTGGCCACCCGGTTGATAAGCACTGCCAGTGCGGCATGCTCGTCACCAACGAATGTGGCTGTACCTGACACTGTGGCCTGGTTGTATGTGAACTCTGTTGATGCCAGACTACGCAGGCTCAACAGGATCTCTTGGTCGATCTCAGCTGTGATCTCTTGGGCAAGAGCAGCCATGATCTCGGCTTCTACGTCGATACCATGCATGGCCTGTGCGTCTTGAGCAGCTTCAAACGTCCAGCGTGCCTGCAGTTTGCGTGTTTTTGCTTCAACTGCTTGCTTGAGGATCTGCACAGAGATCTGACGACCACCGTTGCCCTCCAGCACTGCTGTTTGTGCACCAGCGTAGCCTTGTGCGGCTGTCTGTGTGGTGGCAGCGTTGTCTGTGCCACGTGCACCAGCAGAGTATGCTGTTGCGATCTTGAACGGTGACAGGGCCTCTTCACCAGCCACTACGGAGGTAGCAGCAGCGGATTGGTCTGTCATGGTGCTCGCGTAACGAACACGCAGGGTATGGATCTGGCCAACTGGACCGGTCATGGGCTGTACACCAACCAGCTCATTGGCGATCACTGTGGGCATGACCCGTCGGATCACCGGCAGGATCACACGGTTTAACGTGGCGATGTTGCCGGAAACAGTAGAACCCGAAGAGGCGTTCTCTTTGAGGTACTTGCGTGTGTTCTCGAGGATCACACCCATGGTGTTGCGACGGCTGCCTTTGAGGCCTTCCATGAGGGCTTCTTTGGTCTCGTCCCAACGGTTTTCTAATAGTTCTTGTGACATTTAAGTCTCCTTTGTTGGCTATTACAGTCCTGCCAGGCGTTTGATATCGATAACGTTGGAACGATCTTCTTCAATCACCTTGACACTTTTATCACCAGTCACTGCCACGTGGTTCTCTGCGATTACCTGACGAGCTTTCGCGGAACGACCTTCGGCTAACACTGCTGGTAGATATTTCTCGAAAGCACCTTTCAGACGTTGGGTCTGGACGCTTTCCAAGAGATTCTTCATGACTTCTCGCTTTTCCTCGTTCAGAGGTGCGAGCAATTCTTCCATGGTGCTTTCGCGAACATTGGATTCCTTGATCATGCGGATCTCACGCTCTTTAGACTCCACGAGCACTCGGGCTTTCTCGAGAGTCTGGGTGGCTTCCGCCAACTGACGGTTTTTGTCTGCTACCATGCCTTTGAGTTCGCGTACTGCTGCGTTCTCGTTCAGGTGTGTGGCTCCAAATTCCGCAGCGTATGCTTCGAATATGCGACGACCAAAATTGTTCTCGCGAGCGATCTTGATGTCTTCTTGCAATTGGCTGAGTTCTGCCCGTAGATGCCGGGCTACAGAATGGCTCATCTTGGCTGCACTTTCTTTCACGAAACGTAATTTCAGTGCTTCCAATTGGCCACGGGCTTCACCGACCAGACGCACGCGGGTTTCCACCACGTCACGACGGTCTTGTGCGAATTCCATGATCTCACCGGCCAGTGCCTGTACCACGAACTTTTCTAACTTCTCCAGTCCTTGGCTGTGCTGCTGGCGATCTTTGCGGAGTTCGCCAATTTCTTCTGCAAGTTTGGTGACCATGAAGTCGTTGAACTTCGTGGCTGATTCTTTCATCTTGCTTTGGAAACGGACGCGATCTTCGGCCAAGGCTTGCTTTTCAGCAGCCACAGCTTCAATCTCTGCAGTGAGACCTTCTGTTACCATGCGATCCAGGGCTTCCACCATTACTGTTTTGTCATGCTCATAGCGTTGTGCAAACTCTTCGCGGAGTTCTGCACGCACCTGTTCACGAGCTTCGGTCATCTTGGCTTCCCAAGCTTCTGAAATCTCGCTACGAGTTTCCTCGTTGATCAAGTCGCTATCTAGTAAGGGTTTAAGTGCATCTAACATGCGTTTCTCCTAGATTTTGAGATCTTGAATGAGGCGAACTACTTCGCTCTTCAAGTATCTCTGTACCTTGTTGTCCGACCCGGCTTCTCGAGCCATTTCCAACACGTGATGACCGTATTTCATGTTCATCATGCCTTCGTATATGGCTTTGGGATATGCATTAGGTGCACTGGGTTGGGCAACAACATCGACAGTGACGATTTCAAAGTCACTGACATGTCCATTGGCCTCGTTAACGTTTCCGCTACCGCGGCTTGAAACTCCGAGTTTCACACCGGATTCCAGCATGGTTTTCACCAGCTGGCCCATGGGTGTGGGCAATATTTTTAGTTTACCAAATCCGTTGGGGCCATCCATCCACATTTGTATGATCATGTGGCTCACACGGTCTAGATTCACTTTCAAATCATCAGGATGATCTACTTCCCCCAGCACAGAGTAGCCCGACGTGATCTGTTCGTTCAGGGTTTTAACTGCACGCTCGATCTCGTTCACAGGATACACACGCTCGTTGGCGTTTTTCACACCGCCTTGGATAAAGATGCCTTCCATGGATGTGACAGTCTTCCCGCCTTCACCGGCCATCTCGACCACGAGATTGGCCTGGTTGAAAGTGAGATTTTCTCTGAGGTAAAGAGCCATTTACCTGGGTTCCTTATTGCTTGGGAAACGGTGTCTTGGTGTTGACGCCGGTGGCCTGTGCAAGATGAGGTTTTGTCGCGGGTGCCTGTTTGGGGCTGGTTGTGCCACCCATGTCTTTAGCCTGAGGTGCAGGACGACCTTTTTCTTCGGCAGATCCAGCAGACACTGGTTTAGCAGCAGAACCTGCGGCACCAGAGTTGGCAGCCACGGTGGATTTCTTATTCACGCCGGCTTCTTCCGATTTCACAGGTGCAGGAGCAGACTTAAGGCTAACTGCTTCTTCCATGGGCATCTTCATGGTGTCCTGTGGCATCTTCATCATGCCTTCGGTTTCCATTTCGTCGTCGGCCACTTCCATGTCGGTCATGTCGCCATCGCTGTCCATGTCCATGTCCATCTCTGTATCCGAGTCGGTTTCGCCTTGGTCGCCCATGAGTGCTTCAAATTCAGCCATGAGTTCGTCCAATTTGTCTTCGAGGTCCACCACACGATCTTCGATGTCAGCATCGGCCATTTCTTCGCCCATGTCGTCCGAGCCTTCGCCTTCCATGCTCAAACCTTCTTCTTCCACTTCGATGTCGTCGATGAGATCATCGGCTTGATCGCCGCCTAGGTCTTCTGCTACTGCTTCCTCGGACTCGTCCATCTTGTCTTTTTTGTCATCATACTCGATGTCTTTGGTGACTTTGCGGCCGGCTTTTTCGGCTTTGTCGTCTTCGTCATGAGTTGACTCTTCGTCGATCTGCTCTTCGCTTTCTTCGACGGTTTCTTCTTCCATCATTTCTTCATAGATGGCACGGCTTTTTTCCACGACGATGTCATGGAACAATTCGCGGGCTTTCGCCTCTTCGTCATTGATCACAAACTCGATCAGTTGTTCAAATTTATTCATGAGTCCCTCCAAAGTAATGGCTCTGTAGAATATTTACACCATCAGGAGAAAACTGCGTGTTTTACGGTGGATTTTTTAGAATATTACTGATTTTTTACAGATCTTTCAGGATCTTGTATCACAGCACGGGCTGTGCCGGAGGAGCATACTGCTGTTGCACTCGTTTGAGTTTTTCTTTGAACTCGTAACTACGCACGTCATTCATGCGACGCAGTTTGTTGATCTGCCGCAGCGTGAGTTTGGTCTTGCGGAGATCGCCCAGGCGAGGCTGTGAATTGTCCTGTGCCACATCTTGGTAGGCCCCGGCACCGCGATCATAGAGTTCGTTCAGTATCATAGAGATATTTATGCGGGTGGTACTGTGCCCGGGGCCGGTGGTGCTCCCACGGCTGTGACGGGCTGTTGTCCCGGTGCTGTGCCAGCATCCACCGCAGGTTCTACAGGTGCTCCCATGTCGGCCAATTCCGTGCCCGTGGTGATGTCAGATTCCAGATCCGCAGGATTCACGCCCACGCCACG